CACCAGCACCTGCACCAGCAGCACCAGCACCTGCACCAGCAGCACCAGCACCAGCACCTGCACCAGCAGCACCAGCACCTTTCTCGACAGCACCAGCACGGCGCAAAGCACCAGCACCTTTCTCGACAGTACCAGAATCTTTAGTTCCAGAATTGCGAACAAAATATAGTAGATTTTTGTCAGAAACCTGACCCTACAAAAAACGTTCTGCCGGGCGCAGAAAAAAACCCAAGTAACCCGCAGTTTTTGATTCAGAATGCTAAATAACTGTAAGCGTAAAGCTATTAAGGAGATTTTATCATGGCACAAGTAACAAAAGTTAATCCCGCAGCAATGACTGTGAACTTTGAGAACCTCAGCAAAGACCTGAGCTTCTTCACTGTTGATTATGTGAATGCTATCAATGGCAGCCAAGGACCCGAAGGCGCCCTGCAGGCAGTGTACAACACCATTCAGCGTTTTTACACCATTGTGGCAGCTGGCCCCCTGGCTGACACCAACACCCAGCAGACATTTGCTGTGGAAGGTGCAATTGTGGCTGCTGAAGCCACCACTCTGCAGAACGCAATCGTGGCTCTGGGCACAGTGGACAGTGTGGACCTGAGCAGCTCGACCGTGACCCGCACCAAGCTGGCCATTCTGACTGCTGCGGTTGTTGCTGACGAATCTGCATTCTAACCAGGTTTTTAGACAACCACAATCACAAGGGGCCTTTTTACAAGGCCCCTTGTTGTCTGAGTAAATACTCACATGCGTGAACACGGCATAACCATGCCCAATTATAATCTGTCGGGAGACATGCAGTTTGTCACTGTGTTTACTCTGTTTGATATCACCAACACTGGTGTGTTGAAAGTATACAATGCCGACATTCCAGCTTTTCTGGATGATGCTGATCAGCTGGTCCGGAATCGAGCCGAATGGGATCAGAGCAGAAATCAGCAACGCAACTGGGAAGTCATGATGCAAATAATCAGCATGAGAGCTCAACCCATCATGCTGGAAAACCCAGTGAAAATTCAGAACTATACACTTGCTGATGCTGGTATTGATACACAATATGGATCCAACCAAACGGTGTGGATCACCAGTTTTGCCACTGATCATGCTGATGTCTATGCTACCAAAACTGACCCAGTGGGCTCCCTGAAACTGGAAAGCATGCATGTTCCCCTGATCACTGGTCTGAAGGAAACAGCCCTGTTCACACAATGCTGTATAATTACCCAGGGTCTGGGCATAAACACAGTGTTTGCAATAAATAATACATTGCCACACCGGTATGCAGGATAAGGGAGACTTTTTATGAGCACTACAGAAATTGAAAAGACCAATCTGGAAGCACATGCTGAATTGTGTACTGAACGTTATACCAATTTACAGGACAAGCTGGAAAATCTGGGCGATCGCATGGACACCATCGAACACAGCATCGGCGAGATCAAACAGCTGATCAACGGCCTGGGGGATCAACGCAATAATCAGCTGATAGGTTGGGGTATAACCATTATTGGTTCCCTGATCAGCGCAGTGGCATTTTTAGCCTATACCCTATTCAAAGCAAAATCCTAAATTCAATATCGGTTGCTAAATACCAGAACAGGAAAAATTTCACATGAAACTAGATGATCTTCAGACTCCCGGGTCAGCAGCAACAATGGCACAGCTTTTGAAAAAGCATCACGGCATCCAGATGCCAGTGGATCAGATGCCCACCCTGACTGCAACCACCATGTTGGAAAATGTACAGCGTAACCTGACAAAATTTCGCAACACCCACGCCAGTCATGTGGCTGAACGCAACAGTAACTATTTGGCCATGCTCATGGTGGAACAGACTCTGAGGGCCAAAATTGCTGAAGATGCTGACGATGCTGAAAAAGAGGAAGCTGAACGACGCAAGGCCCAGCTTTATGCACCTCTTAAACAATCTGTTGCAGGTCTTGGATCTGCGATACGCCGAGCTATACCAGGTCAGGACTACTACTCTAGTTCTGGATTGAAACCCAGTGATGTCAAAGGCCGATTAGCCACTGCTAAATCAGCTGATAAAGCAGAAGCTGAGCGTCGTGCAAATAAAAATTCTGCAACCGCCCAGTACACCCCATCAGCCAGACGTTTGTCGCCAACTGATATTTTCAGTGGTACCAATCTGGAACCACGTGCTATTCGGGCGGCTCTGTTGGCAGCTCAGCGTGATCCTGCAAACATTGATCCCAAAAGTGCAGCACTATTGTACAAAGTGGTAGCTCAGCTGAACAAGCAGGGTCTAATATCAGAATCTGTGCAGCTAACCGAAAGTTTAGTGGGCGAAGCTGAAGTGGTGCTGGCAGCCAAAGACATAGTGGATCGCATCCAGGACATGGTGGAAACACTGGGCAAGATGGTAAATGAAGAATTGCCTGCACTGAATGAAACCATACGGGACACCATGACCGCTGAACAGGCCGACGCTTTTACCGGCAGTGCAACAGAAGCCATCAACTCTGCACTGGAATATGTTCGCGAAACCAAAAATTCACTGGATTCTTTCACTCGCGAGTTGGCGGGAGAAGAGGCCACTGCTGATGCCGCTGCTGATCCCCTGGCCGTTGAACCCACTGACTCTGAACCCACAGACCCTGACGCTGTGGCAGCAGATCAGAACTTGATGGAACCCCAGCCCCTGGGCCGAGGCAAGAGATAAGAGGTTGTTATGCCAGAATTCAAACCAGATAAAACAGTAAAAGCCAAGATAATTTCACTGATTATTCTGTGGGGTAAAAATCTCAGCACTGGCCAGGGACCTGGTCATGGTCAGGGCCAGTTGCACAATCCCAAAATTCGTACTCGTGAAATAGTCAGAATGCTGAATGCATTACCAGGTCCATCAGTGACTTTTGACACACTGAAACAATACTGGGAAAATCTGCCAGCGGTGCAGAATCGCATTGCTGATCTGAACAAGGACATTGTGGTCTACAGAACTGAAGCAGCTCTGGAGCCAGCTCCAGCAGCTTCCCCTGAACCACCGCCTGAACCACCGCCTGCTGACACCGAGATGCCTGTGGATCAGCAGGCCCTTCAGAATGTTGAGCCACCGGGCCAGACCACCACCCTGGCGCCTGTGGATGCCCCGCCCGACGCCTTTCAGGATCGCCTGCAGGGCAGCAGAAGCATTGTGTCACAGATGGCGAACAGAGCCAGTGCCAGAGCTAGGAAATAGCTGAGTTATATGTTATACTGGGTATTAGCACATGATAACACAGAGATTTCAGTATCAGAGCTTTGATCGCACCAGCATTGATGGCAAAAGATACTATATGACACCTGACGGTGGTCGGTTACAGAGTGTAACCACTATTCTGGAGGCCACTAAACCTGCAGAACAAAAGGCAGCATTACAGGCCTGGCGACAACGCATGGGCGAACAACAGGCTCAGCAGATCACAACCGAAGCAGCCAGCCGGGGCACTCGTATGCACCGGTGTCTGGAACACTATGTGGTGGCGGATGCAGTGAATCCACCTGGTTCCAATCCCTACAGTCAGCAGAGTCATCAGATGGCCACAGTGATTATTGAACAGTATCTGAAACCCAACTGCACTGCATTCTATGGCACAGAAGTAAATCTGTTTTATCCGGGGCTGTATGCTGGAACCACTGATTGTATAGCTGATTGGCAGGGGCAATTGAGCATCGTGGATTTCAAACAGACCAATCGTCCCAAAAAGGAATCCCATATTGAAAGTTACTTTCTGCAGGTGTGTGCCTATGCCCTGGCACACAATCAGCTGCATGGCACTGACATTCAGCAGGGAGTTATTCTGATGTGCAGTCAGAACTATGAACCGCAACACTGGATCATCAGTGGTGCTGAATTTCAACGTTACAGCCAGCTCTGGGCTGAGCGAGTAAATCAATTTTATAGCTAAATATCAGACAGGAAACTAAAATATGGCTGTTACACAAATTTCAAAAATTCAGTCCCGCAGAGGCAGGCAGGAAAATCTGCCACAATTGGCTGCGGGAGAATTGGGCTGGGCTATTGACACTCAGCAATTGTATATTGGCAATGGAACTTTTGCTGAAGGTGCTGCCAGTGAGGGCAATACTGAAATTCTGACTGCACTCAACGGCCAGGGAGCATATGCCACTGCCACCCTGGTGAACGACACCACATCTACATTTTACAGCATCAACAAGCTGAGTTATCCAGCAGGCATACTCAGATACAGTATTGTGCGCAATGGTGTCTATCGTTCAGGCGAAATTCGATATGCCTACAATGGCACCTCTGCCAATACAATTTCATTAACTGAAAGTTACACTGGGGGAACCTTGGGCATAACTATTACTATGTTAGTCAGTGGGGAGTTGCTGGTGTTCCAGTACGCCGCCACCGACTCTGGCCATGATGGTACCATTAGATATCAAAAAACCGATTACTTCTAACACTATGCATTGGTATTTGCCCATTGAACAAAAAATATTGACCTGGCGAGGATTCCGACAAAGTTTACAAACTGAACAAAATTTGTCGGAATCACTGCTTCAGATACAACAGTGGTGGCTCACCGCGCCCATCAGAAGAGTCAGCTTGCTTAACGACGATCATGCCGGATGGCCCAGTCCCTGGCAGTTGTTTAACAATCTGAGTTATTGTGACTTGTCCAGATGTCTGGGTATGTTTTACACCTGTGCTCTGTGTCCTGAGATCAAACAGCACCCAATCACACTCAGGATATTGTACAGCGCAGAGGGTGAGCGAGTGAGTATAGTTGATGTGGCTGATGGGAAATATATTCTTAATTTCAATGAACAAAAACTAGTAAATACCAGCTCCATCAGCAGTGAATATCAATCAGCTGTGGTATTTGTACCACAGGATTTCAGAACATTGGAATAATCAAGGCAATACTAAATGAGTCAAGTAAATGTTACCAAACGTAATGGCAGTAGAGAACCTCTGGATCTGGAAAAACTACATCGTGTGGTTTTTTGGGCATGTGAGGGCATAACTGGGGTGAGTCCCAGTGAAGTGGAGATCCGCAGCAGTTTGCAGTTCTATGACGGTATTCGCACCACTGACATGCAGGAAATGCTGATCAAGAGTGCTGCTGATCTGATCAGTGAAGAATCCCCCAATTATCAGCATGTGGCTGGTCGCCTGATCAATTATCATCTGAGAAAAGAAGTCTATGGCAGCTATGAACCCTGGCATATCCGACGTCTATTGGAACAAAATGTCAGCAAAGGTGTTTATGAAGCACAGCTGCTGACCGCATACACTGATGCCGAATGGGACCGGATCAATACCATGATTCGTCACGAACGTGACAACGAAATGGCCTATGTGGGCATGGAACAGATGCGGGGTAAGTATCTGGTGCAAAATCGTGTGACTGGTCAGATCTGGGAAACTCCTCAGGTCTGTTATATTCTGATTGCTGCCACTCTGTTTCAACACTATCCAGCCGATACTCGGTTGACCTGGGTCAGAGACTATTACGAAGCCATCAGCACTCACCTGATCAGTTTGCCCACTCCAGTGATGGCCGGAGTCAGAACCAATCAGCGTCAGTTCAGCAGTTGTGTGCTGGTGGAAACTGACGACAGTCTGGACAGCATCAACGCCACTGTGAGTGCCATTGTGAAGTATGTGAGTCAGAAAGCCGGCATTGGCATTGGTGCTGGCAGAATTCGTGCTCTGAAGTCGCCCATACGCAATGGTGATGCATATCACACTGGTGTGATTCCTTTTTACAAGCTGTTTCAGAGTGCAGTGAAAAGTTGCAGTCAGGGCGGTGTTCGCAATGGCTCTGCAACTCTGGCGTATCCTGTTTGGCATCTGGAGGTGGAAGATCTCCTGGTGCTCAAGAACAACAAGGGCACTGAAGATAATCGCATTCGCCACATGGATTACAGTGTGCAGTTTAACAAGCTGATGTATGAGCGCCTGCTCAGTGGTGGTAACATCACATTGTTCAGTCCTGGTGATGTTCCTGGTTTGTATGAAGCATTCTTTGCTGATCAGGATCTGTTCCGGAAACTGTATGAGGCTGCCGAAGCCAATCCCACTACTCGAAAGAAAACACTGCGAGCAGTGGATCTGTTCAGCCAGTTCGCTCAGGAACGCAAAGACACTGGTCGTATCTATCTGCAGAATGTGGACCATGTGAATTCGCACAGTCCTTTTGATCCTGCTGTGGCTCCCATACGACAATCCAATCTGTGCCAGGAGATCGACCTGCCCACCAAGCCTCTGACTGATGTCAACGATGCTGCTGGTGAAATTGCTCTGTGCACCTTGAGCGCAATAAATTGGGGCATGATTCGAACTCCTGAGGACTTTGCCAAACCCTGCGAACTGGCCGTCAGAGCACTGGATGCGCTGTTGAGCTATCAGCATTATCCGATTCCTGCTGCTAAAACCAGCACTGATCTGTATAGACCACTGGGTATTGGCATCATCAATTTTGCCTACTGGCTGGCTAAAAATGATTACACCTACACTAATCCAGCCTGTTTGCCAGCAGTGGATCAGTACATGGAGGCCATGAGTTATTATCTGATCAGGACCAGTATACAGCTGGCTAAAGAATTTGGTCCCTGTGCAGGCTGGCAGAATCTGCGTTATGCTCAGGGTCTGGTACCAGTGGATACTCGCAAGATCGAAGTGGATGAACTGGTGCCTTATACCGAACGACAGGACTGGCAGAGTTTGCGTGCAGCTGCTGCACAGCATGGTATTCGCAACAGCACGCTGATGGCTTTAATGCCCAGTGAAACCAGCAGCCAGGTCAGCAACAGCACCAACGGCATTGAGCCAGTCAGAAGCCTGATCAGTGTGAAACAGAGTAAACACGGGGTGCTCAAACAGGTGGTGCCAGAATTCCGTAAACTCAAAAACAAGTATGAATTGTTGTGGAATCAGGCCAGTCCCGAAGGCTACCTGCAGATCTGCGCAGTGTTACAGAAATGGATAGATCAGGGTATCAGTGTAAACACCAGTTACAACCCGGCCTTCTACCCAGATGAAAAGATTCCCATGAGCGAGTTACTGAAACATATCCTGATGTTCTATCGATATGGCGGGAAACAACTATACTATAATCAAACCAATGACGGACAGGGCGAAATCAATGTGGAAAAGATAGCCGAACCTGTTGCAGAGTGTGAGAGCTGTGTTATATAATAAAGAGGTAGAGTAACATGCAAACTGTTTTCAATCAAAAAAATACAAACCACTTGACTGCGCAGGCCTTTCTGGATCCTGGTGGTGGTGTGGGCATGCAGAGATACGACACTCTGAAATACAAACAGTTTGATAAACTCACTGATCGCCAACTCAGCTTTTTTTGGAGACCTGACGAAATCGATCTAAACAAAGACAGCAAAGATTTCAAAGACCTATCTGATCACGAACAACATATTTTTACCAGCAATCTGAAACGTCAGATTCTGTTGGACAGTGTGCAGGGTCGCAGTCCCAATCTGGTTTATCTGCCCATCGTGAGCCTGCCAGAAATTGAGACCTGGATTCAGACCTGGGCTTTTAGTGAAACCATTCACAGCCGTAGTTATACACACATCATCCGCAACATCTACAGTGACCCTGGTCGTATTTTTGATGAGATCATGAACATCAGTGAGATTGTGGATTGTGCCAACGACATCACATCCAACTATGATCAGTTGTTGGAGCAGATCCAGTGGTACAATTTGCTGGGCACAGGACCTCACACTGTGAACGGTCGCACAATCACTGTGGATCTGCGTGAAATCAAGCGTCTGTTGTGGCTCAGCCTGATGAGTGTGAATGTGCTGGAAGGTTTGAGATTTTATGTGAGCTTTGCTTGCAGTTGGGCCTTTGCTGAAGTCAAGAAGATGGAAGGCAACGCCAAGATCATCAAGCTGATCTGTCGTGATGAAAATGTACATCTGGCCAGCACACAGGCCCTGATCAAATTGCTGCCCAAAGATGACCCAGATTTTGAGGCTATTCGTACTGAAACCGAAACCCAATGTGTTCAGTTGTTTCAGGCAGCAGCTGAACAGGAAAAACAATGGGCTCGCTTCCTGTTCAAAGACGGCAGCATGATTGGATTGAACCAGACTCTGCTGTGTGACTATGTGGATTGGATCTGTGCCAAACGCATGGGCGCAGTGGGATTGAAATGTGATTGGAAAGTGCCCAGCACCAATCCCTTGCCCTGGACCAGCAAGTGGATTTCAGGCAGTGATGTGCAGGTGGCTCCCCAGG